TATTCCATTCCGAAAAGAGCGTTAAGACCAGGCTCAAGCTCTTTCGCGAGTTGTGCGCGACTAATAGCCATGACTTACCCTCCTTTAGGATGCTGTCGCATCGACATCAGAGCCGAGCAACGCGTGGTTGTTGATCTTAACGATGTAAGACACACCAGCAGCAGAGTGGTCGGAGTTGTCCACATCCTCATGGATTCCAAGAATCATCAGAGGATTTGAAGTGTCCGTATTTTCTGCTGTTGCGATATCTATCGTTGTCGTTGAGATACCTGTGGTGGTGTTTCCGGAAGCACCATTTGTAAGCTCTGCTGTCTTGAAGACATCCGCCTTTGCAGTCGCACGGTCTGTGTTTGTCGCATCCGATGCAACGATAAATCTTTGCATCGGGTTGTCGTACACAAATCCGAGGATATCAAAGTTGGTATTTGCACTTCCAGAACCAGGCCAAGTGTTCGAAAACTTTTTCTTGCCTGAAGTAGCATCTACATACTCACAACCAGCAAACACGCCCACATGCTGAACTCCGTCTCCGTCAGCACTGGTGATTTGGATTGTTCCGCCGGTAAGCTCCGCTTTAACCAGAGAACCTTGGAAAATCGCGCTTGCATCGCTAGCTATGAAGTATGCATTCGTACCTTGAGTAGCTGGAGAGCTACCAAAGGTATTTATCGGCTTCAAGCCGAAGGCAACATTAGTGTTTGCCATTTGTACACCTCATCAATTATTCGGAGGATTTGCCCCCGAAGGTTACACGACTTTGCCTATCATTGTAGATAGGCATCGAGGGGTGTTGTTCCCTCATAAGGTTTTCGTCAACGGCTTTCATCTGGTTGCGGGTCTGTTCCCGATAATATTCAGTTCTTTCCTCTACCGTCTCTTCAGGTATCCGGCACAGCATCAAGCCGCCAACACCGATAACACCTGCGTTCTTCCCCTCTTCAATAACCGGAAAATTCTCCGCGAGGTCCGGATATTCATCCGCTCTAACTGGCTCCCAGCCCTCACGCATCTTAGCGTGTACGTTCGTCTTGTCGTCCTCACCCCGAAGAGCAGTTCTGACCCAACGATGCTGATAACCAGCCGGAGCCTCGGGAGCTTCCAGCTTTGATGGGGGTGCCCAAGGCTTGCGCCTCTGGGTCTTTGCGCGACTCTTTGCTTCGCGAGTAGTTCTATCAGCCATGTCTTACTCCTTCACGTACTTGGCATATTCCTCGAGCGGAACATTCAACCGTTTCGCAATCGCAATCTGCGACGGAGTCAGCTTGACTGTTCTGCGCCCCTTACTTGTCGACGCTTTTGACGCCGTGGACTCAGCAGAAGCGACTCTGGGTCCAGTGTCGCGCTTTGTTTCTGCAAATTTATGCGGAAACTCCGTGCGAACACGTTTATCTAACTCACTGTAGTACTCATCAGACGTGGGGTCAAACCCTTCATCCTCGATAAGTTGTCTATGAATGCCAAAAGCAGCGTATGTCATGGTCTGATCGTTGCCAAACCACTCATTTTTCTCTGCCCAAGCCTCTGCTTTAGGGTCTGGAGGCGCTGGTTGCTGCTGATTTGTCTGCTGAACCGGCTCTTGCGGCTCTTGCGGCTGTGCCTTTCGCTCTTCTGCGCGCCGATTTGCCTCTTGATGCCGTGCTTTATCTAGCGCGATCTGACTAATCCGCTCTTGCGCTGCAAACATCGCGTCTGCATCGCCCTCATCGTATGCTTTTTTGTACGCTTCCTTGGCGGCAGCGGCGTCAGACTCAAGTCTGCTGCCAAATTCACCCACATACGCCTGATCTATCTTATCCAGACGTGCGCGAAGCTCCTCATTTTGCTTTTTTACCGCCTCGGCATACTCAATCGCTGCGTTTCTTTGCCGTTCTTCTTCGCGATACTTGCTAGTAATCTTAGAAATACGTCGCTGAACCGACTCTGAGTATTGATCTAACTCATCCTTTTCTGTGTCATCACCATCCGCAGCCTCTGCCGCTGCTTCTGGCTGTGTTTCACGTGAAACATCTTCTGGGGCTTCTGTCTCTTCGACTTCAACCACCTCTACTTCTTGCGTCTCTTCCTTTTCGGCGACGTTGTTTTGCATACTATGCTCCGTATGTCTTGATATCATCGGGGTCGATGATGGTTGCAATGACTTCATCGTCATTGATTATGCGGACCTCGCCGCCTTCTATCTGAAAGCGCGATCCGGCGTAGCGACCAATACAAACCCAGTCGCCCTCTTGGCACCACGGTTTGCAATAAGGCCCAAACTTGTCTTTATCTTGATATGCCAATGGTCCCAACCTCACAACATAAGCCACAACAGTAGCTCGTGCTTCTCGGTCCTTGGCTTGGTCGGGAACGTATACCCCACCCTCGGTCTTGGCCTTGCCTTGATAAGGCATAACAAGAATCCGCCAGCCTGTGGGCTGCGGGATTCTATCTGTCAGAGGTTTCTTGGAGGCTTCTTCTTCAGCTTTTTTCTTGGCTTGCTGCTGCCGGAGTATGTGATCAGGTACTAGAAGCGTCGTCATAGTTTGCTTTCTTTAGCAGGGAGTCGAAGTCATTCAATGCCTGGCCAATCCCCTGTATCTCGCCACACATCGAGCGGTAAGCCTCTATATTCTTGGCTCCACCGTATGCTAACTGATTCGTAATATCATCCATGCGTTTGTTCAAGGCTTTTCTGTAAGCGTGAACAAAATCTACAACGTCCATTTAGCGTCCCACCTGCATTCTGGCTCTTTGAAACGCCAATGTCGGGTTCATGCCCTCTGCTATGTACTTAAAGCGTAGTGCCTTAATTTCAGCGTCTCGGTCCCGCATCTGAGCGACATCAGCCGGGCCAAGCATGGATTGAAGCACCGTTGCAAGACTAGGGTCATCAGACCTGTCCATAGGTGCTGTCGACCTGGTTCCCAGAAGTTCTTCTCCCACTCCTGCTGTTAAATCTACCGGCGCTGTTGAAGTTGCCGCCGGAGCCGGTCTCGAAGTTGGTGTGCCAAGTCTATTAAAAGGAAGATCACGTTCTGGATAGGGATACACCGCTGATGGACCTTCATCATCAGCAAGATATGTGACATCGTCGCTGCCGCTCCGGCGAGTAATCGTAGCGCCGCCCGTGTCACCTGTTCCAATGTTTTGTATTACAGTGCTGTCAGAAGGTGTTAGCTCCTCGTTTAGTATTATTTCAGCAACTGTCGGCGGCCCAGCGCGTCTTCGATCCAAACGTGACTCAAGATCGTAGGTGCTTTCTGCCGGGGGGAACTGAGAAACTGTGTCGTAGTCTACCGCGCCACTTGGACTTTCATCGTCGGTCGTGAACGGCCTGAAAACGTCGTCTCGGCTCTCTGTTGCATTGGGGTTAGACCGAGCAGTCGCTGCAACTGGGTCAGCAAGCGGAGAACGAGAAGATTCAAAAAACTCCATCGTGTCATAGTCTACGCCACCGAAATCTGGAAACGCTCCGAGTTCATTACCAAGATCACCATAATCCTCGGGGAATATAGTCAAGCCAGAACGTCGAGTGGCTCTTTGCAACATCGGGCCGACAAACGGAAGAGCACCCATTATTCCAAAATCAGTGGCTTGTGACGGATCATACCCTACCGGGCCGTAGCGAGTAGGTGACCCCTCACGCAACATGCCACGAATATTGCCTTGTGCATCCCGTGGATTCATAAACTGATCAAAGGCTAATCTATTAACTTTTTCGAGAGTAGCAATCCCACCGGGTGTGATCCCGCTGTAATCGAGCTTGTCTGGCGAAATACCAAAGGTTCTAGAAAAAAGACCCTCATTGCCGTAGGGATTCGTGGCTGTGCGCCCAGTATCTCGTAAAAACTGTTGATAAGACGCTTCGTTTCTAGCGTTGCGCTCACTTGCCTGTACCGCAGCAGGTTCGTAAGAAGTGTACGACGCCTGACGTGCTGCGCGCTCGTTGTCTGTCTGTCCGCTAGCTCGAACAGTGTTTCCAGGACTGATGACAGCAGAGCTTCTACCTGTTACAGGATCTCTTGGACCAGAGCGAAACGTCGCCATCAATAGACTCCTGAGAACTTGGTGCCTCTAACGGCAGCACCCGCACCACGAGCTTGCGAAGATGTACTCACATTTGTGGCACCGCCCGTTGCTTTTTTACGTCCGTGCTTGGCCTTTTTAGACGTTTTGTCTTTTGGACTTTTGTCCACGTTTACATCGATTTTTGTGTCTTTCGTCGCAATATCAGCCATCTTTGCTGTATTCTTTTCTCTTCGGTTGAGTTTCTCAAGGGCATCTCTCAAGGTGCCGCCTGCCTGAAACTCAACGGAATCTAATGTCTCGGCCTGCTTGGCATGAGTCTTGGAGGCTTTCTTCAGCCCCTTGGCAACCTTCGTTACCTTTTTCTGCATCTTGTTCATGTTGTTCTCCAATGTCTGAGAACCACCATCTTTGCGACGGCGACCTTCTTCGACAAGACCCTTGGCCTTACCGTAGCCTATACCAAGATCATCTGCAAACTGTCTGATACGTGGTCGTGCCATCTACTTTTCCTTTTCCTTCTCGTGCCCCAGCCAGACTGCAAATGCGCCAGTCATCGCACCCGTTACAACGCTAACTAACCCTGCTTGCGCTGGTGTAGGGTCGGGTAATGTCATAAACCACTCCACTACCCGCCAAGCGGATATTGACATCATAAGCATCATCAAGCGGGGAAGTATCTTCCACCGCAGAAATCTTTCCATCGTCACTTCGGCCACGATTCTTCTCCGCCTGCTCTTCTGTAGTTCGATCATGCATGTGCCACATGATCATCTCACTTCTTACCAAAGAACTTAGTTGCTGACCGCACACCAAAACTCGCTGCCACGATCACGCCTAAAGTATATTGATACCAGTCCGGCATCATGCCCAAGGCGGCAAATCCCTCGGCAACAATGGTTCTGCCCCACTCCCCACAGAAGCTCAAAATGAGCGGGATCGAGAACAAAATGGTAAGCCACTCATCCTTCCAAGACGACTGACTACCCTTCGCCATCAGCTTTTCCCACTCGGCAGTCGATGTCGCTGCTGACACCATCACGGCGGCTTCCGCTTCCGCCTTGGCTTTGGCAATGGCTGTCTTGCCTCGTTGCTCCTCGGTCTTCGAGTCCATCCAAGAAGAAACCAGTCCGCTGACCGGACCAATCAGTGCCTGTATCATTTGGCCCCTTTTCCTCTTCCGGTAAAAGCAGAACCTACGCCGCGTTGTGAGCGCAAGTGTTTCATGATGATTTTTGCATCCCTCGCTTGTCGTTCCTTTTCAGTTTTCATCGGCGGGGCTGCGTTTATTTCAGCGGCCATTCGTCGGAGTGCAACCGTCGATATAGTTGGAGAGCGAGAGGACTTTCGGGTGAACTTAGATTTGTTTTCTTTTTTAGCCATTACAACCTCATCTATTCCTCGACAGTGCTGCCTGCGTATTGATTCTGTAGATGTTCACATCGTTGCGTGCTTCTGCGATGTCCGCCTGCAACTTCTGTCGCTGCTGCGCTAACTCGTACGACTGCTGCAACTTCTCGCGGTCCATCTGGAAGTCCATTTGATCGTTCATGACCTTGCGCTGGATTTCCATCTGCGAATTCTCAAGCTCTTTCTCGCGGATGCCAATCAACGGATCCTGCTGCTGGTTGGCCTGTAGCGCAGGCATGATATCACGCATAATCTCGCTGACCTGCTGTGCAACTGTAGATTCGATGAGATCGGGCGCGATCTGCGGCACTGGCTGACCTGCCTGCCTTGCCTGTTGTGCAGCTTCTTGGAAGAAGGCAAGCACCTGATCCCGAGCCAATGCCCCAATGTGCTCCTGCACATGAGACAGCAACAGCACAAACGCCTGCGGGTTTGCCGTGCCAACCTGCGAAGACAAGAACATGGTGTGCGCTACGATATGTGCCTCGTGATCCTGATCTGGGAATACCTGCAACGGCATACCCTTCACAGCGTTTGCATTCTCTGTAGCCGGGTCGATGGGCTGTGGTGGCTGCGGTGGTGGCAAAATCGCATCGATGTTCTTGATGTCCATCGCATCATACATCCGGCGGTATGCCTCGTACTGATTGTGAAGTTGCGGCGCTTGCTGTGCTAACTGCATCTGTGTTTGCGCCAACGACAGGCGCTGTGCCATCGAAAAGATCGATGGATCCGACACAGGCAGAATATCCACACGGCCGTCAAAGTCCTGCTGCATGATCTCGGCAGGCACGTTCTGGCCAACAAAATATGGATACGGCGCTGGATTGTCCGCAAATATCTCGCCTAACAGCCGAAACTCTTGCTTCTGCCCGTAATGCAGCCGCTTGTGAATTGACGAGATAATCTTCGAACCTTGCTCGATCAGAGCTACCGTCGTGCCCACAGGTGCCTGTGAATTTGCATCTGCTATCTTGGCGTCGGCAACCTGTGCAAACCTGCGGCCCGAATCCACAACTACGCCCAGCAACTGAGCAAGTGTGCCAGACGGCTCCTTGTATGGCAGTGGTATCAGCGCGTTGCGTAGATCACCGCCCGGTGCATCAATGTCTCTAAACTCACCTGGTGCTAGCGGCTCGTCGTCGTTACGAATACGTACACCGCGCGCCTTGAATCCAGCAGGCAGATTCGACAACGTGCCGGCATCTATAAGCTGCCGCAGTATCGAAGTCGCCGCACGAGACAGGCCGCCTATAGTATGAAGCAGGCCAAAGCCATAAAAGCCAAACCCAGGGAGAAACTTAAAATGTGTGAAGTATTGACGCTTTCGGCGAAGGGGATCTGCCTGCCGATAGTTTCGCACCACTGACATAACTTGTCCCGAAGCTTCGTCAACAGTGACAATGTACGGGATTTTAACTCCTGTGGGTTGGCCCATCTCGTCAGTGTCTTCAAACCCTTCGAGATCCAACTCGGTATGTATCTCAAGCAAAGTGTAAGTGTCATCCCCATACGTTGGATGAATACCTTGCATCTCGTTACCAGTTGATCTAATCGGGCCATCTTCTTCCTCGTCCTGTGCCTGAAGTTCAACATCCCTATACACACCCGCAACCTGCAACTTGCGAAGCTCGTTCTCGGATAGACGAACAACATGTGTCACGCGCTCTGCCGTATTCAAATCACTCGCCGCATACGGCACAATCAAATCTTCCGCCGGCACAAACTTAGACACAGCACGTTGCTTGTTGGTGTCAAAGTAAACTTTCTTGAAGGTGGACCCCGTCAGCGGCAGGTAGAAAAGCATCTGATCCGTGTCCGGATCGTACTCGTCCATGACTTCCATAAGCTGATAGTTCATGTAGTCTTTGACGCGCTGGGCCTGATCCTCCAGCATCTTGTTCGATGCACCAAGGATTTGAGTCTTCACAGGTCCGCCTGCCGGCAGCATCTCTTTGTACGCCTGCGCCTGAAACTGCGTCACCGCCTCGCTCAGAAGCGGGTGGTGCACACCACTTGCACCCATAAAC